GGCAATTCTACCCAGAGAAGCCCTCGAGGGTACTCGTCTGAGGGTTTCGTATTGGCAAACTGTACTTGCAGGGAACCCACATTGGCGCGCAAGGGCTCGCCCGCTAATACCTTTCGCCGTTCTCAGTCGCTTCAGAATCTGCCCGAAACGCGTTTGAGCGGCGCCGTGACGTCTCTTGTACATGAGCACCTTCGATCTGGACAATAGGGCTCTGCCAACGGGCAAGGAGCGCCATTATGAGGCAATCCACCGTGCTCGGCCCGCCCGATGGCCAGACTAACCCCTGCGGCCGAAGATGCCCAAGTCGAGGCAATATGCCTCGAAAACGGCCCCAAGCGGCTCCGTTTCCGTAGCAGCCTCGCTGGTCGTCAGTCCGAGGCCGAGGAACGCTTCAATTTCCTCGTTCCAGAGGGCGCTCAGCTCGAGGAACTTGGCCATCTTCTCCTCGGGCGTCATCCCCGGGTCATAGAGTATGTTTTGGAGATCCCCTGCGCGTTCCAGCACGCGAACGCGGGCCACTTCAAGTTTGTGCTTTCTCACGATTTTGGCTCCACATTGAGGTGGCCAATTCGGGAGCCAACGGGCAGCCCGAGCTTGACCACCTGCTCTGACCGCCCTTCGATTTGTCTAACGGGATTTTTTGGCGCAATTGTCAGTACGGGCCACTACACCGTTGTCGCCTTTGCGACCAACTGGTTAGCAAAGCCCGTGCAGTACCCCATGGCTGTCGTCTATTCACCCCCACAGGGGGCACGAACAACTAGCAACCCTTCGTGCTTTGCACCGCAGGGAATTCAGTTTTGCGCCATCCTAACTTCCTCCTTTCCGGCATCAGTCGGCTGCCGAACGATTCCGGGTACTCTTCCCATGAGGGAGGAGACCTGCGTCTCCTGCCCACGAAAGGTCGGAACCCATTGACCGAGGTCACGTAACCCACCAAGGAACCATCCGTTCTGTTAGCTCCGAGATGCGCACTTAGCCCGGCCGACACCAGAGGCCGGGCCTACACTCCTATTCTTTTCATGACTACCTCCTTCTCTCCGGGCTTCAGAGACCATGGATTGCCAAAGAACTCGGTGCTCGATGTACTGATTTTTGTGAGCACCAATTGCATTTTACCCGGTCACATCAAAAGTCAAGAGGTCTCCTTGGATTTTTTTGACCCGCTGTCGCGACCTCTCCAGTTGAACGGATAGGCGTCGGGCAACAAGCGAACTACCGGCGAAACACCTTAAGGGTCGAACTACGCGCATGGCCTTTCCGAAGTCGTTATTCTCCTGCCGCAATTGCAGCATTCCCGGCGCCGCTGGATTCTACCGCCCAAAGCCTGTCGCGTGTAGATAACGCGGAAGTGTCTGCACCCACACTGGCGGCATTCGATGCCGCGCTTGTCCTTCATCGGGTCCTCGTCTGTCATCGCACCCCCCTCTGTATGTCGGACAGCTTGATGCGCCTACGCTGCGGCGGGCGTGCCGAATCCGTCCCCGGCAGCACCGCCCCCTGGACAGATGCCGCTACGGCGCAGCCCACAACGCCGTCGAGCCAGTGGTTCTCCTGCGCCTCCGGGCGGAGCTTCCACTCGTCTACCACACGGCCGCGGCCCTCGGTCCGGACACGGTATTCCGCGGTCAGGTGCTCGGCCAGGAGCCGGTGCGTGTCAGGATTGCGGCCGTAAAGCGACAGGCACCCCTTGTCGCCCATCGGCACCGCAAGCCGCGCATGCACAAAGGACTTCCAGTAGTTCGAGTCGAAGACCACGTGTCGGATGGCCCTGCGTCCCTGGACGTTCGGGATGCGCCAGTTGTGCCCGACGCGGTCGCCCCGCTTGCGCTTGTACTCCGAGAACGGGATCGACGCCGCGCCGACGAACCGCCCGTGGCTGGGAAGCAACACCGCCGCATGCTGGCTTTGTCTGCAGAACTGGTAGACCACGTCGGTGGACATGCCCCAATTCGCGTCAATGAGACACAATCCAATCCGGAGCCGCGCGCCGTCGTCCCGCACCCATTCGCGCTTGAGGTGGGAGTCACACAGGCTTCCCAGCCCCGCGTAGATCGCGCCCTCGAGGCCCGCGCCCTTGGCTACGAACTGCAGCGTGCGCTGCGCGTCCCTGAGCGAGAAGTAAGCGCGCTTCTGGTCGGGGTAAGCGCCGTAGTCGATGACGTAACCCGCGAAGTCTTCCTCCCACGCGACAACGGCGTAGAACAAGAGCTTCCCCTGGACGTCGATGAACATCGTCAGGTGGGTCGCGCCGATCGGCACCTCGCCGGGCTTCAGCCCATTGAGCTTCGAGGCGATCTCATCCGCTGAGAGGAGCCCCTCATCCTCGACGCCCTTCTCCGGCAGGGGCTCGTTCTGGTATTCCGCCTGGAACGCCCCTTCATCCTGGAGCTTGAGATTCATGGCGTGCTGGATGGCGGAGAGCTCGTCGTAATTGAACCGCACCGGCCAAGCGACGGCGGCGCCTTCGTCCATCGCCTCCCGGTGCTGGCGGTAGAACTCCGTTGCCTCGACGATGCCCTTGTCGGCACGCAGGCCGTCAGCTCGGATTTCCGCGTACTTCGCCCAGAGTTTCTCGTTGATGGGGAACGAGTAGACCATCTTCGTGCGTTCCCCATTCCACTCAGGGTGCTTCTCGCGGTCGAGGATGCTGTCGGCCATGTCGCCCGGGCGGATGACGGTGCAGGGCATGATGCCGCTGATCTTCTTCCCAGGGCCCGCCATCCCGAGCACCGCGCCGGCGAGAATCCGCTCCCGCGTCGCGCACTGCGAAAGCGACCGCGCCGACTCGTCCGTCTGAGGGTCGTCCAGGACCACGAGCGACGGCCTCACCGTATGCCCGTCGGCCCGCTTGTACTTCATCCCGCGGATGCGCCCGGTGATGCCGCCGACCTTGATGATGGCTCCGCTGGCCACGCTGCCGGGGATGGTGGGCAGGACCACCTCATCCGCGACCCAGCCGATGTGCGTCCGCTCGCCCTTGTAGAGCTGGCCCGAGCAGCGATTGGCGATCCCGTTGAGGCAGCCGATGGGATGGCAAACCTCGGGGAAATCCTCGGCCAGGAGGTCGTTGCTGACGAGCTCCATCTTGATGGACTCGAGCATATCCATCGCGTGGGACTCGTCGCTGCCGATGAGGCACACGAACTCCCGGTGCCCGTAGAGCACCGCCCAGAGGCAGGCGCATTCTGCTATTGACGTCTTTCCCGATGCCCTGGGCATCGCAAGCGCGAAAAGCCCCCCGTGGAGCACTGCCTCCTCGACCTTGCCAATCACTTTTAGGTGGTCCGGCGACCAGGCCAAGTGGAACGTCAGCGGGAAGTAGACCTCGCAGAAATGCCGGAAGTCATCCTTGGCGCGGGCCTTCCTCTCCGGATTGACCACCGCCGGCAGCTCGCCGATGTCCCGCCCGGCCTCGGAACGCAGCCGGTTCCGCTCGGCAGCGCGCGCCTTGACCTCCGCGTATTCCGCCGACAGGTCCACAACGGGTTTCGGCGTGCGCCGCAGCTCGAAGAGCCAGGCCACGTAGCGGAACAGGTCCACACGTCGGCCGTCGCCGATGCGGTAGCCCGCCTGCGTCCGATGCCGGTGGAGCTGGCGCTCTTCGATCACGGTCCCGAGCGGCGTCGAATTGAGGAGCCTGGCGAGCTCGGACGGTCTCAGATTTCGCGGGTCAATCGCCACGCGTCACCCCCTTCACGAGATGTTCTGCAACACATTTCGTACCAGCCACGCGGCGTAGTGGACGAGGTTGATGGTGCCATCCACGTTGGCAGGCGCGCCCGCGTCGATATCCGCGCGGACCATCTCCGCCGTCACGGGTTTGCCGCCCACGCGGGATAGCAACGCCGCCACGTCAGCCAGGGGGAGAGCGGTGATTTTCAGGCCTTCGCTGCCCTGCATGGGGAATTCCTTTCCGAACCGATATAACTCCTTATGTCGCCGAAGCATCCGCCATGCGGAATGTGCTCGCTTTTCTCCGGAATCCCCTTGCCGGCGGCCGAAGCGCATGGCTTCATGTATGCAGAAGGATGAATGTGAGTCCTTCGAAGCCCTAACAGAAAGGAAGAGCCATGAAGAAGAAGCAGGCGAAGATGGCCGAGGTGCAGACGATGCCCGCGCCGTGTTTCCGCTGCGGTGGGGCCGACCTGATCCAGGTCGCCGCGAAGTGCAGCGACCTCTGCCGGGTGACGCGCGGCGGCAAGACCGAATGGGGCTACGTCCCCGATGGCCTCGGCCTCGGCGACGATCCTAACTACGTCGAGTTCACGTACTGCCGCAAGTGCGGCCAGATGCAGAACGCGGAATTCAAGGCCTGAGGCCAAGACCAGAAAGGAGAAGCGAGCATGGCGAAGCGCACAACGATGACGACGCCGCTGGGAAGGAAGATCGAAGGCATGAAAGGCCCGCTGGACAACACTTACGAGGCGAAGGTGGGCGGCAAGAAGGTGCGCGTGACGATTCCCGAGAACCCCGACCCGACGGAGGTCATGATCGAGGCCATCAAGGACAACCTCAGCCCGTCGGCGGTCGCGACGATCATCGCCTACCTGCAACCCGCGCGGGTGAAGGACAAGGCTGTCCAGCGCGAGGTCGAGTGGTTCAGCGAGGAGCTGGTGAAGGCGGTCGGCGGCAACGCGGCTTTGAACCAGTTGATGGAGGAGGTCGGTCTTTAGAAAGGAGGGCGCATGGCGAACATGGAGTTGGTGATGTCGGTGCTCAAGAGCCGGCACCGCGTGGTGCTGGCACCCAGAAACGAAGGAAAGGAGTCGGTCATGTCGAAGAGCAAGAAAGTGGCGGCGGCGAAGAAGTCCAAGACGCAGAAGCAGAACGAGGCGGTTGCGAAGAGCATGAAGGCGAAGAAGGCGGCGGCGGTGGACGGCGCGACGCAGGTGCTCCTCGAGCGTGCGAAGGGCGGCAAAGCCCCGAAGGTCACGATGACGAAGCCCGAGGCGGTCAACGCCGCAATGAAGGCGGTCGAGGCCACGAAGGCCAAGGCGCCGAAGGCCGAGAAGCCGAAGCGCACGAGCGGGCTCGACGCGGCTGCCCAGGTCCTGCGCGAGGCGGGCAAGCCCATGGGCGCGAAGGCGATGGTCGAGACGATGCTCGCCAAGGGCCTGTGGAAGACGGGCGGCAAGACGCCCGAGGCGACCATCTACGCCGCGATCATCCGCGAGATCGCGAAGCGCGGTGCCGAGTCCCGGTTCAAGAAGGTCGACCGGGGCCAGTTCGCCTACAACGGGAAGTAGCATCAGCAGTTCCCTCCATCCGCACCGAGCACCCCGCCGACGCCTGGCGGGGTGTTCTCCGGGATCGCATGAGAAGATGGAGCGGGGTGACGGAACTGCCCCGTCCCCTCGAACCTGGGTGGCTCGCGGCTCTCTCTTGAGCCCTCCCCCGCATCCTTCCACCATTTGCAGTCCGCAACCTTGGGATATTCCTGGCTCCATTTCACGGTCGACTCGCGCAGCAGCCTCTTCGTCTCCCTGTGCCCGCACAGAAAGCGGACGTAGCGGTACTGATAGCCCTGCCACTTCACCAGCCCGATGGACCTGCAGAACTCCTTCGTCCGCGTCCCGTAGCGGGTGATTAGGAGCCGCGGGTGGACGGATTCGCTGTCCTCGTTCATGTAGACCTGCGTCTTGATGAACCCGCCGTAGAGCCAGGAAGCGGCCTGGTAGACGTAGCCCGGCTTGCCGCGCACGCCGTCCGCCCAGGAGAAGAGCAGCTTGATGCGCGGGACGTGCTCGCGAATCCACGCGGCGCATTCCGACAGGAACCGGCTCTCCGAATTCCGGGGCATGTCATCCCGCAGGCAGAGCCTCGCGAGCTCGAGGTAGTCCCGCGTGCCGAGGGACGGAAACAGGCCCCGGATGGTGTGGAGCGGCCGGACGCCATAGCCCCAGATGGCCACGGCCGCCAGCACCCCGTTGGTGTCCCTGGCACTGAGGTTCAGGAGGCAGTGCGGCGGGAAGATCTCGCTGTAGTGCCACGCCCGGACGAAGGTCTTGGCGACCGCGACGGA